GGGTTACAATGGGTTTGCAGCATCTGCAAATACGCCTGGAGGCGGTGCCTACGGAACGACCCGTATCGTTAACGGAATTTACTATACTCTTGCAGGCGGTGGTGGTGGTCAACTCTATTTGAATAATGCTCCTGCAGGAGGAGCAGGACGGAATGGTGGAGGAACTGGAGCAGTGACCACAACAAACGGAACAAATATAGCTGCCACAGCCGCCACCCCGAATACGGGAGGCGGTGGAGGTGGAGGTAATAACACGTCTGGAACCGCGACTGCTGGAGGGTCGGGTGTTGTTTACTTGTCTTACCCCGTGCCATCAACAGGTGCCGTCAATGCGAACACAGTCAGTGCAGTGGATGGATACTACTTGAATGGTGCACCTCAACCCATGCAGTTCACGCTTCCTGATACGGAAGCCCTTGGCGGATACATCTTCTTAGGAACATGGACGACATTGACAGATGCAGGAAGAAAACTGCGAATGATGATTTCATCATCAGTGGGATATAATGCCCTCGTTTCCCAACAGCAGTCGACGGAGTTGTTCCTTGCGAATGCAGGAACATCGCCTTATTTAGCGGCCGCAGCGAGTTACGATTCAACCCTCGGGGGTGGTGGCAACATGAATGGCCCCTCCGTTTTCAAGATTGTCTCGAGCAACCAAGTCCAATGGTCTATCTATGCGTTGTTCGGAGGCTATACTGGACAGGGCTCATTCTACACGGTCAACGTCGCCGCAGGCGACTCATGGTCAAACGTAAGCACGATTTACGGGAAGTTCGGGAGCACTGCTCCTACTGGAACATATGTGGTGACCGCCACACCCATCGCAACTGCATCTGTCTGGTCATCGTTTCCTGCGGGCGGAAACTCTATCAGCGGCATTGGGGCTAGCTATGGAGGAACTGCAATCGCAACGTCTACCACGGTAAACCCTTATTGTGTTCTCACTTGGTCTACCAATTCGGGATCTGGCAATATTAGAACTGCCGTAAATGCCACTGATTTTGGTATTCCAGGTGCAGGTGATACACAGATCTACACCACTCGCAATCTCCGACTTCAAACGGATCCTGGCTATGCTGTTATCGTGTCTAACTTGATTGGAAGCTATGGTAATGGCTCAACTGCCTCCATATCCCCTCTTGCGGCCGTCAATGGTAACCCTAGTGGTGGCGGCGTCCGATCTCAGATTGAGTTTCAATATTTCAGTGGGGGTGGATACAAGCACTACATATCGAGCCGTCACACTGGCGGCACTGCAAATGATGCTACAAATGCGCTCGACTTTTGGCTCTATTCAGCAGCGGGTGGTGACGGGAATTCGTCCAGTGCACCTGGAACCTCTAACGTGAGGACGATGAGTGTGACCGCAGGAGGTGTGGGTGTGTTTCAAGCTGCTCCAGCGTATCAGTTGGACGTGACGGGGACCATTCGGGCCACGGCGGGTCTTGTGTTTGGTGTTCAGGCCGTTTAGTAGAGTGACGGATACATGGCCAATGGAAAATGAATGGTTGAACTGGTGCCACTAATTGGCACATTTGCCTGACACAGTGCGAATCCACTATAACTTACGTTGCCGCTTGAGCTCTTGTAGACGCGGTTATATCCAGGTGTCAAATAGAGCGTTCGGCTCGAAACCGTCTGCGAAACGGACACCACATAGGATGTTCCACTACCCGATACCACGTAGGTGTTGTCACTAATTCCTCCAGATGGACTATCGACAAAGCTTCCAACTAGAAGAGTGGTTGATGGACTTATTGTCATGGTAGTTCCAGAGATTGATCCTGTTACGGCAAGCAGAGCGCCCGAATACCCAACAACGCCATACGTCTGTGCCTGGCCGATATTTCCGACAATAATTCCATATGAATTTGGCGTTGTGCTGTTCATCTTCGTGAAATACAGTCGACCGCTTCCAGATACAACGGGTCCTGAGTGAGTCGTGACCCATCCGCTCGACACGTGACTTATGATACCATTCGTCGTTGCACCCGCACCAGGGATGCCGTTATTGTTGCGGTCAAAGTAAGTTCCCGATCCGTTGAAATACCCAGCCATATGCCATAAGTTCCCATCGGATAGCAGGAGTGTGGAGACATTGTGGTTATAGGTTCCAGAAAGATCTGGAGAAATCGTCATCTTCATTGAAGTGGATCCAGTAGATGCGGAATCTGCGAGCCGACCCTGTGCATAGACCTGCGTATAGAAACTAGCACTCCCCGAGTTGGAGTTGTAGGAGTTTATCATTAAGAAGTTGCCCTTGCCCCACGATGAAGCGACTGGTAGGGACAATGCTTTAGTGGCTGCAGATATATCTACAGTCACTACATTTGAGGTTATCGCCGTTGGTGTAATACTAACAGTCTCGGTGGGAACGGACCCAGTATCGCTGAGATAACTAAGGATGCTCCACTGTGTGCTTGAGATTGCGGCCAATCCAATACATGCGCCGTTTGTTAATCGCACTTGGTTAAGAGAATACCCATCGATCAGTTCCGAAGGCTTGATGTGCTGACCATGCAGTAATCTGTGTTTCCGTAGTTCTTGATAAAGAAGATCTGTCCAATACACGTGCTTGCTGCGGGCAAAATAAACATATAATAACCCACCGTAGTGTTGACCGTGAACGTCTTCGTAATGTTGACTGTGTTCAGAGTGAAGTTAACGGTTGCAATTGTGTTTATTGGGACGCCAAAAAAGTTGTTTGCGCTCACGTTCGCAGTGACATATCCAATTAGAGTTGTCGAGTAGTTGTTTGTCGTGTTATACGTGTTATTAGCCGTGTTGGTTCCGGTAAACGAACCCGTGATAACACTACCATTGTCGAACGTTCCAGATCCGACTCCGTTAACGTTATATGCTCCAGCGCCTTGGCCTTGGTTGAAATACACGGAGATTCCAAACGTTCCAGTCGAAACCAGACTAACATATCTCAGCTCAACATACGCTGTTACGGATCCAGCATTGGTTGTTGTAGTCGTTGCCATCCTAGTTATGCTAAAGTTCGGTGGAACAAGCGACATTCTTATGTTCATGCCTACAAAGTCTAGCTGCTAGCTTGACGGGTCACATGGATCCGCAGCGTATTCCACATCAAGGAGTACGTGATCGTGACACCAACACACAGTGCCTGAATCCCAGAAATGATCTGATCCATGTTCCTGTTCAGCAAATACGGAACATAGTCACAGACACCCCGCACCACCCCGTCGGAGCAAACGCTTGGGGGTGAAATGGTGAACTGCTGCAAAACATACGCATTCGGGAACCCCGCTGCGGCCCATGCAAACAGCTGAGGGCGAAGAGCTTCACGTGCACCACTGACAAGGACCGAGAACGTCGCCCGGTCTTCATCTTCCTTGTTCTTGATGACACCGTGGCTAGCAAGCAGTTCGGACATGTCAATCACCATCGGCGCCTCGACGGTCCCTGTCTGGGCACTGGGAAACATGGGGCCAGTGAGTCCCGTAGGACCCGTGAGTCCCGTAGGACCCGTGAACTCTCCACCCGTGAATCCCGTGGGACCCGTGAACTCACCACCCGTGAATCCCGTGGGACCCGTGAACTCCTCACCCGTAGGACCCGTAGGACCCGTGAACTCTCCACCCGTAGGACCCGTAGACCCCGTGAACTCTCCACCCGTAGGACCTGTTGACTCAGTCGATTCAGTGCTCATTTATGTAAAGATCCCGCCTTTTTTAAACGACCACTAACACAAGATGGCGACAGGTCCCCCTTACTTTTTGCCAGCGCAGGTGCAGTCGGGCGTATCTGTAACTGTCGTAACCAACACCGATACTCTACGCATCGCTGATACTGCAGGACGCTCTGGCGGCCTCGATGCGTGGAGCTCGACCGTGCCGAGTGCTATCGGTGCGTATATCCAGGCATCTCCGTCTACAACTGTTGCAGGCAATACCTATTTCGGTCTTGGAATTAATCCAGGTGGGACTGGTTACAGCTTTATTAGCGCCATACGGTTTGGATTCCTTATTGCGATTGATGGGGCAATTTACACCGTAAATAGCGTGACGGGGGCGACAGTAAGGACGGCAACGTCTCTCACGAATACAAACAACGGACCGACTGGGGTCACGACTGGACCACTCCTGCGTACTGTGTACGATGGTCTAACAGTCTATTGGTATGGATATGGCCAACTTTTGCGCACCTATACATTGACGGAAGCCGAGAGACAAGCAGGTAACCTTGTCTATGCAAACGTCGTCTTTGGCGGGGACTTTGGATCATCAATTGGTAGCGCTCTCGTTGACATACGGTGGGGATCGGGTGATAGTGGATCTCGTGATCCTACGGGGTTCACAGGAGTGACAGGAGCGACAGGAGCGACAGGATTGGCAGGAGCTACTGGAGTGACGGGTCCTACAGGTTTGACGGGACCTACAGGTCTCACAGGACCTACGGGCGCCATCGCCACGGGTCACACGGGACCGACTGGAGATGCTGGATTCATCTTTCCTGCCTTTGCCCTTTTGAGAAACGAGGCGGCGTCGACCGTGACGACGGCCGTTCGAACGTCGAGCGGGTTGGCACTGTCAGTCCCAGGCGCCGCCGCTGGTGGAATCTCGTCCGTTCTAACGGCGATTCCCATGTTTGTCAGTCTAAACACATCGAGTGGGAGCTTCTCCCTGAATTCCTCCGTGTTTCTTGGTGTCAGTCTCGACCTAGTCGGCGATGTCTTTGACCCGATTCCGTCTGTATATTTCAGTCTTGCACCCGTTCGAACTGGTCTCCCTCCGTCGTATGAAATCTACCTAGGCGACAGTACCGTTCTCTTCGGACCCATTGTCTTCACTCTAGGCGATACCTTCAACACAACGTTTGACGGTCGTTACTTCACATTCTTTGTCAATGCCACCGCGGTCTTAACCTACGATGGTCAAGAGATTGTCGCCGACAATGACACCAATCCGCGCGGCGTGTTTTTGTACATGTCGGGAACGTCCCAGACTGCAACAATCAACTACGGCTCAGCCGCTGCGGGCCCCCAAGGAAACACAGGATTCACTGGTGCCACGGGTCGCGGAGGTCCCACGGGTTTGACGGGACCCTCTGGACTCACTGGCCCTATGGGATTCACTGGACGCACTGGACCCACGGGACTTATAGGACTCGTTGGAGCCACGGGCACCACTGGACCCACTGGGCGGACAGGGCCTACGGGCTGGACGGGTCTTACAGGTTCGACAGGTCTCACGGGCCCGACTGGAGAGAAGGGTTCGACAGGATTCACGGGCCCCATGGGCACTGCATTGAATACGGGAGCCACAGGTCCTATGGGTTTGACAGGACCCACGGGGTTGCAGGGTATCCAAGGAAACATAGGTGACCCTGGAGCAAATGGAGAGCCAGGTAGCGAGGGCCCCCAGGGCCCCCAGGGAATCCAAGGGCCAACAGGTGTGACTGGATCGCAAGGGCCCAAGGGCGATCGCGGTATTGGGACAGGCGTTACAGGCGCTATAGGCCCGACAGGATTCACGGGTAACACAGGACCACCGAGCAATGGAACGACTGGCGCGACAGGTCCGACGGGACCCCGTGGACTCGATGGATCGGCCACCTCAACAGGTGCGACGGGTCCTCGCGGCCACCCAGGGTATGTAGGCGCGCGTGGTCCGCAGGGGTTCCCAGGCCCTGCTGGCATTGGAGCTACGGGACCCATGGGACCACCAGAGACCTTTACCACAGTCTCCTTGACATCTGCAAGCACCTATGCACTCCCTCTACAAACCAACCTGCGATTGATCGTACCCGAAGCAAGCTGTCTTGCGTCTCTTCCGAGCGGAAACGTTGATAACGACTGGGTCTATGTGGAACAAATCTCCTACCGCGCGTCGAATGCGGACAGTGCGTTCTATCTGGGTCCCACGCTAACACTTGGACCTGTCACTGGCAGTGCACAACTGCTGTTTGTGTGGGACTTGGGTCGGTCGAGCTGGATGAGCGCGGTATACCCAGCCACGACGATTTCAAACATCTGATAAAGACAAGCATGAGCCTTGCGCAATACGTTCCTGGCGTTGGCATTGTCAACTGCCCTCCTAACATCTACCCTGGACCTCCTGGACCTCCTGGACCTCCTGGGTCTCAGGGAAACACGGGTGCTGTTGGACCCACTGGACCCCAGGGAGAGTCGGGGATTGCTAATTTTCGCGGACCCCCTGGACCGAGCGGGCAAACAGGGTTCACGGGTCCAACGGGAGGATTGATCCCTGCGACGGGGTTTACGGGTCCAATGGGACCCGTTGGATTGAATACGGGGGCGACAGGTCCTGCGGGGCCGATTGGGTTTCCAGGGTCCGCGACCAACACTGGACCGACTGGGGGTACAGGTCCTGCGGGCGTTGCGGGTCCACCTGGACCAACAGGCGACACGGGAGCGACTGGATCGATAGGAGCCACTGGACCGACAGGGCCTCGTGGATTTCGGGGCCTACAGGGTCCAGTCGGGGCTACTGGACCCGAGGGCGTGCAGGGTCTCGTGGGACCTCCTGGAGCCATCGGGCCCCAGGGAGCACGGGGTGCCACAGGAGTGTCTACGGTTGTTAATACAGGACCTACGGGTGCCACAGGATCCACTGGATTCACAGGATCCACGGGATTCACAGGTCGAACTGGACCCACGGGGCTTACGGGACCCACGGGGCGCACGGGACCCACGGGGCTTACGGGACCCACGGGGCTTACGGGCGCGACTGGACCGACAGGCTTGGCAGGGCCTACGGGCCCGACTGGACCGACAGGGTTTGTCGGAGCCACGGGTCCCACTGGCTTGACGGGCGCTACGGGACCCCAGGGACAATATCCCTACACCCCGAATCCACCGCCGATCTTGACCATATCCTTTGATGGGACCATAGATCCCGTTCTCGGTCCGACTGGGTCGGTGAATACATTGGTTCCAAGCACAAATTCTCGTATCTGGGCAGGAGGGATTTCCGCGAATATTGGATCGACGCGACCCATTGCGATTCAATCCTTCTCGTTTACTGTTCCAGCTGGTTCGAACACATGGTTTGCTAAACTGGCCTTATCGCAGACTCCCACTGGCAACTCATCGTATACGATTGGCCCTGTTTACTATCTCCCTTAACAACAATGTCCGCATCCGCTCGGTATGTGCTAGGGGCAATTGGCCCCACGGGTCCCGTGGGAGCTGATGGGGCACCAGGGCCAATGGGTGTGCAGGGGGCGCAAGGTGAAGACGTAACAACAGGAGGAACAGGAGTAAACGGACAAGCGGGACCTGCTGGACCCGCGGGCCCATCTCTCGTGGTGTTTCCCAACTCGGGATTCACGGGTGTAACGGGCCCTACAGGAGTTGGTCCGACGGGTCGTCAGGGTCCACAAGGGCCAACTGGAGTGTTAGCGCTGTTTGGCGCAGGTGGCCTACCAGGTACCACAGGTCCTACGGGTCCTACGGGTATTGGGTACGTCGGACCCATGGGTGTGGCTGGGTTCACGGGCCCAGCATCCACTGTGACGGGTATCACAGGATCTGTTGGTCCAACAGGGGATGTTGGGCCGACCGTTCCAGGCCTCGTCGGGCTTCCTGGAGTCACGGGAATTACGGGTCCAACTGGCCGAGATGGCCCAGCACCCGATCAGAATACCCTGACCATTGGACCGTATGTGGGCAAGACTGGATTCACTGGGCGCACGGGTCCAACGGGTCCAACGGGGCGAACGGGGCCAACGGGACACACGGGCTGGACTGGACTCACTGGATTCACTGGAGTTCAGGGACCCGTCGGACGTATAGGATCCGTGGGACTCACTCACCCTACAGTTGGTCCAGAGGGTCCAAGTGGACCGACAGGGTTCTCTCCAACTGGAACGATTGGGCGCCTGGGTCCTACGGGTGGTGCGCCCCCGTATACATCGGGGACGGTGTCTCTCGATTTAGTTGGAGCTGAACTATCTGCCTATTTCTTCTTCAGCGCCCCCGTGTCCATCGTAGAGGCCTCTTCGTCCAATGGATTTTGGATCACCAGCGTGACGTTGGGAGCAGCTCCTGACCCCACGTTTCAAGTGTCTCTGGCATCGTTTAACGCATTTACGAATGCCGAGTTTTGGGCCGTTCAATGCATTGCAACCATTTGTGACGCAGCTGGAGACCCCGTGTTGATCGGTACCAACATTCCTGGGTTCTTTACTGTGAACTGGATCTCCATGGCTGTTGTGCCCGTAGGCGGTGGTGGCGGTGGCGGTGGCGGCGTTTGATTATTGTCCTTCCCTTAACCAATGAGCGTCGACCCCAAGGAGAAGTTGTTGCTGGATGCGGAGTGGGAAGACGCAGTGATGGATCTGCAGGATTCGGAGAAGGGATTCGGAGTGACTCCTTACGACACCAATTCCTTGTGCATCGCTGTGCTCCACTATCTCCAGACGCACCGCATTCGTGACAAACTGTTCTGGGAACGGAAGGGAGAGGAGTTTCACTTCATGATTGAATCACTGCCATTCCCCGAAGAGCAGACAGAACGGGTCTTGGCCAACGACGAGTTTTGGTTTGCTACGTTGAAGTTGTTTGGTGTCGTCTTGTCCAAAAACGAATAATCTACACGGAAGGATAACGATAGTACAATGGGTGACACAATCGTAGGCGTTCAGTTTGGCATCGCTAACCCCGATGACATCGTCAAGCGCAGCGTCGTGGAGGTCACCACCGACAAGACCTATCTGAGCGGGAATCCTGCGCCCAACGGCGTGTTTGATTCGCGATTTGGAGTGATTGAGAACGGCAAGGTCTGCCCAACCTGCAAACAGACCAACCAGTATTGCCCTGGACACTTTGGGCACATCACACTGGCTCGTCCCGTGTACCTCTACCAGTTCTTCGATGTGATCGAGAAGCTCTGCAACTGCATCTGCCTGAGCTGCTCCACACCCTTGGCCCGCTCGAACCCCGATGCGCCTCCAGGTATGGGCCGCTTCAAGGAGATCCGCGATATCCTCGGCAAGAAGAAGCCAAACCTCTGTCCGAACTGTAACACCACAGTCTTTGCCAAGGTCTCCAAGGTGGTGGGCAAGGCGGCGTCTCTGGAGGGGAAGTTTCCCATCGCAAAGGGTGAGGCGGTGACCGAGACGGGCCCGCCGACTCCCCTGCAGACGGAGATGGTGCTGCGGGCCTTCCAGCGGATCACGACTGAGGACTGCGAGGTTCTCGGTTTCAATCCGCTGTTTGCTCGCCCCGAGTGGATGATCTGCACCGTCTTGGCCGTTCCTCCGCTGACGGTCCGTCCGTCGGTCGTGATGGACGACAACCAGCGTATGGAGGATGACTTGACTCACATTCTGATCTCCGTTCTCCGTCACAACCAGAGTCTCCGCGACCGCATGGACAAGGGTGAGACGGCTGAGGTCATTGACCGTCACACCGCGCTTCTGCAGTATGATGTGGCCACCTACGTGGACAATGACATCAAGGGCATGGCACCTGCTGCCCAGCGCTCGGGCCGTCCGCTGCGCACTCTGAAGGCCCGCTTCGGTGCCAAGACGGGTCGTGTCCGCGGCAACCTGATGGGCAAGCGCGTGGACTTCTCTGCCCGCTCCGTCATTACGCCCGATGCCAATATCGAGCTGGACGAGCTGGGTGTGCCGCTGGAGATTGCCGTGAACCTGACCTTTCCTGAGATTGTGAGTGTCTACAACCGCGACCGTCTCATGGGCTACATTCGCAACGGACCCGACAAGCACCCTGGCGCGAAGACGGTGTTCCTCAAGCAGGACAAGCGCTCTGTCTCCCTCCGCTTCGTCAATGCCGAGACGCTGGATCTCCGTGAGGGCGATGTGGTGCACCGCCACCTGCTGGACGGAGACATTGTGCTCTTCAATCGCCAGCCGTCGCTGCACAAGGCCTCCATGATGGCCCATCGCGTGGTGGTCCTGCCGTATTCCACCTTCCGTCTCAACGTCTCGGCCACGAGGCCTTATAATGCTGATTAACCTAGAGGTCTTCACAAAAAGTCTGCGTTGTATATAATGGACGTCCACATCTATAAAGTCACATGCCTCCAAACGAACAAGAGTTACGTCGGTCAGACACAGCAATACAAACATAAAAACGGCAAGCCATACTCGTATGGGATTCTCGGCAGGTGGTGCGATCACGTGTCGTCTTCCAAACGATCGGATTCACCGCTTCACTCGGCGATCCGAGAACATGGATCTGGAAACTTCGCACACGAGTTACTGGAGACGACAACGGACGCCCTCGCCAACCAGCGAGAGGCGCATTGGATACATTTACTCGGAACAGCCGTACCCAATGGCTACAATGTCAACGTTCATTCGAGGTGCAAGCATCGAGAGTCCGAGAATCCAGCAGGGATTTATCTAGACAGTGCGACTGGCGTCGAACTCAGACGCGTGAACCGCAATGGCACGCCGACGCTCGTCTACGTGTACGTTACAACACCAGATGGAAAGGAGAGGCTCACATTTGGGCAATCCAAAACGTCAACCTTTGAACAGGCGCTGGCCGACGCAGATCGGTGTGTCGAAGTGTTCAGAGAACATGGTGTTCGTGTGAAGGACGGCGACAAGCGTTCCGAGTTCGAGAACCGAGACATTCAAAAAATACGGCTAGTTCCGTTCAATAAAACAATGGTTGCTGTCTATCTGACCGTAGACGGTAAGCAAACAAGAATATGCTTTGGAGGCAAACATGTGACCTACGATGATTCCGTTAATAACGCAAGAGAGTTCGTGCGAGGACTCAGGACAAATGTGATTGAAGATACCCTCTCAAAAAGTCAGCAACAGGTGGCTACCTTCTCGGATGAAGCAAATCCCGAGTTGGAGAAATAGTGTAACTGCTTCCGCGTGTTCAGCGCTCCAACTGAATATGCGATATAACCATCTAGTCTGAGGCGACAGCGAGGTCGCCGATGGCAAGACCCCCAAACTCAGGGAAACTCCTAAAGCTCATAGATACGAACCGCGTGTAGTAATGCACCCGGGGCCCAGGGGAAAGCCCGAGGGATATCGTGAAAACGCTATGAGATCCGAGTCACGCGAGACAAGGAATGGACGATCCTGACCCAAACCGCGCAGTTTACTGCCGGGAGGAGCAACGACTTGACGGGGGTCGGTTTGCAACACGCAGGCTTAAGGTAAAGTCTAGTCCCACTCCGAAAGGATGGGTAGAAACGTTTGATGGAGACGAAATGAACATGCACGTACCCCAATCCATCGCTGCAGCCACCGAGTTGCGGTACCTGGCCTCAGTGCTCCGTAACATCATCAGTCCTCGTACGAACAGCCCGATCATTCAGTTGTTTCAGGACACCATGACGGGCATCTACCGCATCACCCTGCCCGATGTGACGGTTCCCGAGGTTGTGGCTATGAACATCATTGCCAAGATCAAGCGCCCCTTCACTCGCAAGAATGCGCCATGGACAGGTGCGGAGATCATTTCGGCGGCCTTTCCGATCATGAACTTCAAGGGATCCGTGACCATCGAGAATGGCCAGCTGGTCAAGGGCATCATGCGCAAGTCCGCGTGCACTGCGCTGATTCACACGGTCTACAATGACTTTGGACCCGAGCGCGCGGGACAGTTGATCAACGACATCCAGTCCGTGGTGACACGCTTCAACCTGTTCACGGGCTTCTCCGTGGGCACGGCGGACCTGATCTCGAACATCGAGACCCAGCAGTTCGTGGACGGAAAACTGGCGGAGGCGCGTGCGTCGGTTGCTGCGATTCTCACGGACATTCACGCGGGCACCTTCAAGAATGTGTCGGGCATGAGCGACGGTGAAGATCTGGAGGACAAGATCTCCTCTGCGCTGAAGACGGTGGCCTCGGATATCAACATGAAGGTGGTCAAGTCCTTGCCCGCCGATAACCGCATGATTCAGATGGTCAATTCGGGATCCAAGGGAGGTCCGCAGAACATTACGCAGATGGTGGCGTTGCTGGGACAGCAGCTGATTGAGGGCCGCCGTGTGCAGTACACGCTGCAGGACCGCACTCTGCCGCACTTTGCCCGCTACGACGATGGCGCTGAGTCTCGCGGATTCGTCCAGAACTCCTTCGTGTCTGGACTCATGCCTGCAGAGTTCTTCTTCCACGCCCAGGCAGGACGTGAGGGTCTGATTGATACTGCCGTCAAGACCTCGGACACTGGCTATATCCAGCGCAGATTGATGAAGACCATGGAGGATCAGCACCTGGAGTATGATGGCTCGGTGCGCAATGTGCTGGGCTCGGTGATTCAGTATGTGTACGGCGAGGACGGTGTGGACACGCAGTCCGTGGAGGAGCAGGTGATTCCTCTTGCAGAAATGTCGATGGAGACCATCTACAAGGAGTATGCCCTGTCGCCCGCGGATGTGAACCCGTTCCTGAATACAGAGGTGGACACGTCTCCCGACTTGGTGGATGCGATTCTTGCGGACCGCGATCTGCTGGTCAAGCACGTGTTCCGCTACCGCAAGGGTGAGGACAAGGTGTCGACGCCTGTGAATGTCGAGCGCCTGCTCTCCAAGTTCTCCAACAGTTACTCCACCAAGACTTCGCTGACGCCGACCATGGTGGTGGAGACGATCGCCGCCTTCACCAATGAGTTCCCCGCGAACAAGGTGTTTCACGCGATTCTGCGGTTCTTCTTGGCTCCGAAGAAGGCCATTGTGGTGCACCGTCTCACAGAGGAGATGTTCAAGGAGTTGATGGCGGAGATTCGGTTCCGTTACGTCAAGGCTCAGTGCCACGCGGGAGAGATGGTGGGTGTGTTGGCGGCGCAGTCCATCGGTGAGCCGACCACGCAGCTTACCCTCAATACCTTTCACTCCGCGGGAACGGTCAAGGCCAACGCGACCTCGGGAGTGCCGCGTATCGAGGAGTTGCTGTCCGCATCCGCGAACCCGAAGCGCCCTGGCAACACAGCGTACCTGACGCTGAACACCACGAAGCGTGAGGCCATCGCCAAGATGAAGGAGATTCAGAAGACCACTCTGCGGAACATCACGCGGTCCGTCAGGATCTACTATGATCCGTATCCGTTGGCGGCGACCACGGTGATGGACGAGGACCGCGAAGTGCTGGGATTGTATGAGCAGTTTGCCCAGGGCAAGGCAGAGTGCACGTCTCCATGGGTCATGCGGCTGGAGTTGGACGACCAGGAGATGGTCAACCGCAATATCATGGATCTGGTGGAGGTGCAGGCCAAGATTCAGAACTCCATGACGGGTGTGGATGTCAAGTGCGTGACCTCGGACCGCAACGCGTCCAAGCTGATCCTGCGTCTGGAGGTTGCCGCGAGTTTGGTGAAGAATCCCACGGTGCTCCGTCAGCTCGAGGATTCGATTCTGAACTCTCCGCTCACGGGCATGGACGGAATCGGTCGCGTGTTCGTGCGCACCCTGAAGAACGAGATGCTCTACGATGAGCCGCTCGGTGGGTACGTGACCAAGGACCAGTATGTGCTGGATCTGGAGGGTACGAATCTGTACGACCTCTTCGTGTTCCCTGGCGTGGACATGACCCGCACCTTCTCCAACGATATCCACGAGATCAACGAGGTCTTTGGTATCGAGACGGCGCGCATCGCCCTGTACGAGGAGTTCAATGAGGTCTTCAGCTCCGAGAAGGTCAATTACCACCATCTCTCCGTGCTGGTGGATAGCATGACCTTCAGTGGCCGCATCGTTCCTGTCAACCGCTTCGGCATGAAGAAGAACGAGACGGGTGTTCTGGCCAAGTCGAGCTTCGAGGAGACATCCAAGGTGATGTTCGAGGCCGCGGTGGGCGCGGAGTACGACACCATGCGCGGTGTCTCGGCCAACATCATGTTCGGTCAGAAGCCACCCTGCGGCACGGGCTTTGTCGACATCCTGGTGGACGAGTCCAAGTTGCCCGAGGGCCCCGAGGGCACGGAAGGCGCAGACACCACCGATCTCGACGAGGCCAACAAGGCGTTGCAGGCGGCAGATGTCGGCGAGTGCAGGATTGAGGACCTGAGTATGTGGTAGCCAAATTACATTCGGGCGAAGGAGTAATGGTTGTGTTTCGTGGAATCCCCAAGCGGGGCGGTGTTCCTCCGCGTCCTATTGCCCCAGATGTATGTAACTCAGAGGCACTCACAGCTGCGTTCCGTCTCCATACAGAGGCAGACATTGACCACGACGCCTCGAAGCCGAGGGGCCAGCCTCACAAACTTGATATCGCTGCTCTCAGGTTGTGGACGATCTTTGGAGGCGTAGACGGCCAGTACCGCAGAAATGCTGGTGTCATTGACGAAGATGCTATTTCAACGAGATTCTTGGAGACTGACCCGAACACATATGTCTTCAGACCCGAGCGTCTTCGAGACACCATCGTATTTCAAACATCCACCATCACGGATGGGTTCGTCAAGCCCTTTGACCCATTCGGTGGGGAAGATGCACTCAACTTTCGCGATGCGGGTCCTATTTTGCCTCTTGGACGCAACGGTGTGACAGGTCCATCGGCAATCGATCCCGCCAACCGAACCTCGACGAACATGGTGAACTTTTCTTACGAGCCCGACATGCTGATTCCTGGATGCTTTTTTGGATTCGATGAGCGCTGTGTGCGGACTGTGCTGCTTCGTCAATTCAAAGGCAGTGCCACCACATGCTACGTTCAATGTGGAATCCACTACAGAGGACCTGGAGCAGCGAACTATGTGTGGATCGACATGACATCCATGGAAGAAGGAAATGACCAGAGTGTGGTCAAGACTCCGAAGTACATCAACCGCCCGACGGGATATCTGGCTGGAAACGGAGGAAACGCCAAGTTGAAGAACGGTCCTCGGGACATTCCGTATTACATTGGAAAGTTCTTGGGTGACGCCCTGCAGGTGTGTATTCTTCTCCCCTACATCCCTCTTCGTGCGAACGCTGGAGCAGTTCCCGCGATAGTACCGAATCCAGCCTATCCAATTGGAAAGCGCCTGAATACAGGAGGAGCCACAAGCTACTTGTTCCTGAGTACGCTCGATCGTCTTGAACATGTTCGTGCTGTGATGCTCGGTCTGGCAACGACGTATGTGGGACCCAAGAACCCTGTCACAAAGATCCGCGAAGGAAAGTTCGTACCTGGATTCGAACAGGCCAAGACTGACGACGAGTTGTACAAGGACTTCCTTGCGCGACTCAAGGGATGTAAGACGACGATCGTCCAGCGCTATAAGGAAACCCTAGATTCGCTCAACGAATCGATCCGCGGAGGCGTGTTCAACCCTCAGTACTCAATTATGGGCGGAGTTCCCCAACTTACAAAACCAGATGAAGTTGCGCGGGGACTGACACTGATTCGGAGTTGGATTGCACTTGTTCAGCAAGCACAGGCATATGTTCTTGCCCCCGTGGACGCAACGATCGCACAATTTCCGTCTAAGCCGCCTGCTCCTATTGACTTGGGTCCGATCCGAACGAGCTACATCCTCCTCAATTCAAAGGTAGGATCACTGTCCCCAGCTGGAAAAATGTACACAGGAAATGTCAGCAGTACGAAGCAGAAACTCCGAATCTTGACGACAGAAACCGAAGATCTGGTGATTGATTTCCTCAAGAGTTTCTCAGCAATCAAGGCAGGCCGTGACGCGGTAATTCCTGTGTGGAATCCAGGACCTGCTCCTGTGGCAGCGGCGGCCGTTGCACCCGCGCCTGTGGTGGCCGTTGCACCCGCGCCTCCTGCTGCAATGGCAGTTGACCAGTCCCCCGAACCCCCATTTAGCCAGATGGGCGGGGCTGCCTACGACGGAGCACTCGTGCCCTATACATTCCCTGGTATGTCGAACGAATCCAAAGTCCTCGCTGCCTTCACTCACCAAGTGTATGCAGACAATGCACGAGCGGTGGGATACAGTGGTCTTGATGCCAACGGACGAGGTGTTCAGATCGTATTGCCGTCAGGTCTTCTCGAGCCCCGCTACTGGGAAATTGAGCAGCAGACTGCGGATGCGTTAGTCTTGCCGAATCCATGGATTGATACGAGCAAGGTAGGTCAGACCGTTCTGGCTCTCAATCAGAAGTTTCAGAGTTCTGGGTTTGTGCAGAGACCCGAGGATGCGGCAAGTACGTGGACGTGGTCGGATGTGTGTATGTCGATGCTGGACGTGGTGAACATAGAAGAAGATGTTCCTCGTCCTCCGAGGAATCTTCTTGGCGAGTTCATCTGCTTCCTCACCAAGCAGCCGACTCCAACTCCATTTGGGTTCGTGTACGCCAAGGTTGTTCTCGACACTGTCAATTCTCCCGCTCAGTTGCCGTTCGTAGAAGACCAAACCCTCTGTACCGAGTTGACAACTCAGTGCTCTCGTATCTTCCAGACATTGACAACGCCTCCGAGTGAAGACGAGAAGGCATCGTTCGGTCTCGGAATGAAAACACAACTCCCTGTGCGTGATAAAACGCTTCAAATAACGACCAAAGGCAATAAGGGCACGATACGACAGGCACTTGCTCCGCGGCCGTCTCTTTTCGGAAACATCATGCCACAGCGTGCAGTTGGAGCATTCGGTGGGCGAAAGACCCATCGTCGGCGCCTGCCCAAACTCATCTAATCACTACATAATGGCCAACCTGACTCACCCCGAGTTGGCGGAGATCCGTGTGAACTCCCTGCCAGCCGCGTCCGTGGAGAACCTGCAGTCCTTGCGCAAGGAGATGTGCGGAGCGACGGAGTTCTCCCTCCAACCCCAACAATTGTTCCTGCGTCGAGTTCTGTCCCCTGACAGCCCTACGCGCGATCTCCTCATGGTTCACGGCACAGGCGTAGGTAAGACGTGCTCGTCCATCCAAATTGCGGAAGAATACATCCTACGACCCGAATTCCAAGACAAGAAGGTGTTGATCATTGCAGGCCCTGCAGTTCAGTCCAACTTCCGCAAGGAGATCTTTGACGTTGGGCGCACCAAACTGGACGAAACGAGCAAGGTCCTGACATCGAAGCAGTGTACGGGCACGCGGTACCTTGAGATGCTGACCCGTATCGTGTCAGAGCCCATGCAGTGGAAGGTCCCCGAGGTTCGTCTGCGGCTCAAGACCTTGGCAGACCGCATGATTTCCGAGTTCTACGAATTCGTGGGCTACAACTCCTTCGGCAATCGCGTGGAGGAGGCGCTGAACGACATGAGCCCCGAGGATGCCGACAAGTGGATTCACGAGACCTTCGATAACCGCCTGATCATTGTCGACGAGGCTCACAACTTGCGTGAGGGTGGTGACCTGGAAGTGGAAAAGTCCGTGTCCGCGGGTATGGAGAAGGTGGTCAAGACTGCCAACGGTCTGGTGCTGGTTCTCCTGACGGCAACCCCGATGTACGAATCCTATGAGGAGATTGTCTACTACATGAACCTGTTTGGGTGGAACGACCGCACCCTGAGCCTGACCAAAAAATTGAAGGCCGTTGACTACTTCACGTCGGACGGCAAGATCAAGCCAGCGAAGGAATCTGAGTTCCGTGACTGGTGCCAGCGCTACGTCTCCTTCGTCAAGGGCGAAAATCCATTCACCTTCCCCTTCCGTCTTCCGCCACCCAACGAGGCCCCCGATGACCGCAC